TTTCTCTCTTTGAGTAGAAACAGGCTTTAATAAATCTCCATAGTCTACGATGACCATTCCAATATCGTGCCCTCTTCTTACAAGCCTCTCCAAATGTGCTTTCAGGGTGCTAGTGTTAGCTGACTTGGTAGGATATTCCTTGACGATAAGCTTGCCCTCAATCTCTTGGATTCTGTCAAAGACCTTTTCCTTGTTCGCCAGGACGCTGCTTAGAGGAATGCCTGTGATGCAACTGTCATACCTTGTAGCGACAACAGTATCTGCAAGCTCAAGAGTGTAATGAACAACGGTTTTGCCTGATAGTAACCCCTGGACTCCGAGATGAACGAGAGCCATAGACTTGCCCGCACCAGTTGGAGCAATACAAACTCCCAACTCGCCTTTGCCGAGTCCGCCGTGACTAATAGAATCAAGGGACTGCCAGCCTGTTGTAACAGGGTCTCTTGCTTTCAACTCAAAGCGTTTCTCAAAGTCAACAATATAGTCATAGCCAAATTCATTGCTTGAACCAAGGTTGATTGATTCAGTCATTGTTTTGGCTATTTCGTCAAAACTAGCTGTCTTCACTAGGTCAACACACTTTATCATTGCTTTCTTTACGTTCTGCTTTCTGCAAAATTCAAGAGAGGTGTCTTTTATGTAAGGTGCTGTTGTAAAGTCTTCTGGGGCTGCTGAAAGTCTTGAATAAAAGTCTCTTATCTGCTTTTGAGCAACCTCATTCTCACTCTCTAGCTCTGCTCTAACAATAGTGAGCATTGTGTCTCTTGTTGGGTGGACGCCGTATTTCTCACGATAGCCAAAGACAAGTTTAACGAAGGAGCGAAGGTAGTTTAACTCTAGGAAGTCGTAGTCAAAGACTTCGATGATTTGGTCTGCAAAAACTCTGTCGTCCAAGATAAGTTGAACTAACCCCTCTTGGAATTTTGTGCCGTAGTGTGAGAAGTCGGATTTTTCTTTTTCAGTCATCATTGCTGTTGCAGCCATTTTCATTCCTATTGTTTTTTATAGTCTCAGGATAACATAGTTTTTATCAGTTGTCAACACAGATTCTTCTAAATGTTGAATATAGTTCGCTCCAGTTGCCTGCTCCGAAGCCGTCGATAATCATCATCTTCTCAACCTCAGTCTTATTGAACATAAACTGAAAGTTCTCTAAGGCGTAGCGAATCTTGTTCCTATCCTGAACTGACATAAGTGGCGAGTAGAGTTGCATTATGCTATAGTTCATCTTGATAAGCTCTTCGTTATCGGTGATAGCGGTGTGAACCTTTAGTTGGTTCTCAACGCCTTCACAAAACCCCACTACCTCGCTAACAGTTACGTCTCTGTCCTCGATGAGAAAAGGGATTCGCTTGGCGATGGTTGCGAGCCCAACTCCACCTACACCTGGTAGGTTGTCTGACTTGTCGCCTGCGATAGCTCTTGCAAGGGCAAAGTTCCTTGGGTGGATGCCGAACTCCTCGATGATTCTTGGCTTGTTCTTTATCTGCTTCTGAATAGGGCGATGGACAACTGTCTCGTCGTCGCAGAGTTGATAGAAGTCTTTATCAGAAGAAACAATAATTTTGTGCCATCCCTTATAGGTCGGGTCTTGAACTGCGAGTGAGATAAGGTCGTCCGCTTCAACTCCGTCGACCATCATCTGAATAACTGGTGTCTCATTTAGATATTCTATGAGCCTCTGCTGTTGCCAGATTTTGTTTTCTGTCTCCTGGTTCTCTGTTAGGATCCTGTCTGTCCTGTTGAGTCTAATAGGCTTTCTGCCTTCTTTGTAACTCTTGGAGATGCTTCTGCGCTTTTGAGAGCCGCCTGCTCCGTCCCAGCAGATAACCACTTGGTCTGGCTTGGACTCTCTACACAGCTTTTGTAAAATCTTAAAAAAACCTTTTACTCCTCCGATGGGTGACCCATTCGTGGATAGACTTGGGTCTACGATGTAGGAACGATAAAAGTTATTCGTTCCGTCTATTACTAACACTCGCTTCTTGCTCATTCTTTTCTCCAATAAAAAGCCCCTAGTTGACTTACTATATCAAACTAGGGGCTTGGTGTCAAGAAGAATCGTAAAATAAATTACTTTTCTTCGTCCTCGTAATAGTCCTCGGCTACGCCTTCTCGTTTATCAAACTTGAGAATAACCTCTTCGTCGATAAGCTCTAAAATGCGTGTCCTGAACTTCTCGTTCTTCAACTTGTCCATCCAAGTTGTCTTCTGGAACTTTTCTTGTGTTCCGTCAGAATGGGTGAGAGTATACCAGGCTCCTCCAACGTTCAAGCTGTCAGAACTCTTAATAGCCTCCAACCAGCTTTCTTCGTCTTGGACTCCGACTTCTCCACCCCACATAATCTTGAACTCACAAATTCTACCTTGTGTTCCAAAACGAGACTTCTCAATCTTACACTTCACCTGGTTACCAACTCGATAGCCATGGTCGTCAAGAATGAAAGAAGCCTTTCCTTTACGAGCAGTTAGAAAGATGCGAAGACTATAAGTGTAGTGCATTGCCTTTCCGCCTGGTGTAAAATAAGGGTTCGTCATTGCTTCCGCAACGTTACTCGTAATGTTTGTCTTCAACTGGTTTAGAACAAGGAATGTTGCTTCTGCATTAGCAAGAGGCACAACAAGCTTAGACATTCCCTTTGATAAGATTCTAGGCTTAACCGCCATTGAACTCAAAGGGTTGAAGTCTCCCTTGATATCTGTCTCACTTGGAGTTAGAGCAAGGCTATCCCAAATAAAGACAAACTTCTCGTCTGGAAAGTTTGCGAGCAAGTCTTCTACTCTTTCTAAAACCTTCTCAACTGATTCAGTCTGAACATAAACTACATCTGGAACGTTAATTCCTGCTAGTTCCCAGAACTCTGGACTAATAGCATTCTCGGAATCAAAATAGACAACCACTCTTCCTTGCTTTTGAGCGTTGGCTGCTACCTGTGCTGCCAAGAAAGACTTGCCTGTCGCTTCAAGTCCAGCAATCTCTGTTACCCTACCGACGGGAATACCTCCCAAACGTCCTCGGCAAACAATACTGTCCAGCCAGCGAGCACCTGTGGGAATCCACTCGGTAACCTCGCTTGGGTTTTCTTCAGTCAAGTTGTAGGCAACATTCTGTCCTGACTTCTTATTAATAAGAGAGCGGATGTCCGAGATAGACATTTTGCCAGCGCCCGTGTTACTTTTCTTTGCCATTGGGCTCCTTTCTATAAAGTGAAAAGGGGAGTCTTTCGACTCCCCGTGGTGAAATAGATTAACTGCCTAAGAGTTCCTTAAAGGCGTCTTCTACATTATTTCCGCTACTCGTGGTAGTGGTGGTGGAAGTGTTGTTTCCGTAGCGAGTTGTCTCGGAAGACATTTCCTCTGCTGTAGCGTCGTCTGCCAAGTACTCGTCCAACATTCGCTGAACGTCTTCTGGCGTCTTACGCTCGAAGAGAGAGGAGAACTCTGGAATGGTTTCCAAAGTCTGGGCACACTCTTCTGGTGTCAAGTCCTTGCACATTGCAGATGTCTTACGTGAAGGCATAAGCTTTGTCTGCGGAAATGACGCTCCTGCTGGCTTGCCGTAACTCAAAAGAAGGTCTGTTCCTTCTTGCGGGTCCGTGATGTCGCCATACTCTGGGTTGAGAACAAGGTTTAGCAACTGCTGATAAACAGTCTTACCATAGCCCCAAATCTTTACACCCTGGTCTTCTTGACCTCGGACGATAACTGGTGAAAAGAATCGCTGGCGAGCCATAAGAGACTTTGCCATCTTAATACTTTCCTCGGTGCTCTCGTCAAAAAGCTGTCGGATGAACTTGTCCAACGGGTCTTCCTCGCCGAAGTTCTTCTTTGGTGATAAGAATCCTGCGTTCTTACCAAGGTTATAATGGAAGTAGAACTCCTTGAAAGGATCTCCATCTGGCGTTGGAAGGATGCGAATAGTCTGCTCACCGTCTTCTGGACGCCAAAACTGAGACTTTTTAGAACCTCCGCCTCGGTTGTTTACAGCACTAAGCTTTGCCTTCATTTTACTTAAATCAATACCCATAATTACTTTCTCCTATGTTGTGGGTTAATTACCCTTTAGTGTGTTTGACAAATATTTCAAACACCTTGTTTTAGTTTAATTCTCTATCTGTTGTTGTTGCCTCGCCTACAACTGTTTTCCAGTTGAAGACACGAAATCCGCTATTATCTAAATCCCAGACCACCTCCTGTCCCTCGTTGAGAGTTCGTTCCTTACCGTTCCCCTTTATCTTACCATTTAAAAAGGTTTCTGGTAAGTCATTTAATCGAATAAAGTTCATTTCTCGGTTTTCACCTGAACTCTTCACATAAGTTGCATTATAAGATTTTACCAATTATTTCTTTCCTCCGTAGCCGTAAAAGCTTCTTTCCATTGTGTAATTTAGCTCGCTGACGTTTTCAGCAAAGCTCTTGTTTTTCTCGGGAACAACTCCCTCTTCTACTCGTTCTAAATGCTCGATTTCTGCCCACTCTTTAAACTGTGGGAAGTAAACAAGACTCTTGTTAGTTGTCGAATCCACTCTTACGAAGATCCCTTCTTCATTTTCAACCTCATTATCAAAAAGGCTGTATTCTTGTTTGACGATTACTGCCTCGCCTAGCACCATTTCACTCATTGTCCCCTCCTTCTGGGTAAGTCTGAATGTTTGAAGTCCAAGTTTCTACAAAAGCAAAGTTGGTCTCATATTTTGTTGAGTGAATCTGATAAGACGCTCCTTCGAGGTCTTTCATTTTCTCTTTCACCTGTTTACTGACCTTTTTCAACACTTTGTAGTCTTCTTCTAAAACTTTATCATTTACAGCGTAATAGTAGCATCTATTTGTCTCGTTGTCAATAGGAAAAAAGCTTTTTTCTGCTCCTGTCTCAAAATCAACCATTCCAATAGAGTAAATCCTCGCTTGCTCTGGGTTTTCAATCTTATTATCCAAAACTGCCTTGGTTCTCTTGAAGACATTGAGCATGTGAAAAGTATATCCTATTAACTCGTTTATCTTCTCATAATAATTCGTCGCTGTCAAGCTATTTTCTAAAATTTCTTCAATAGAAGGGTTGCTGATAAGACAAAGTGAGCGGAATACACCTGAACGGGCATATTCTTGAAGAATGTTGTAGCAAATCCTGTCTTGTAGGTAAGCTGTTCTGCCTAAAAGCTCGTGGTCGGGCTTGATATAGAGGACATCTACCTTGAATCGCTTGTCTAGAAACTTTAAAACCTGAAGTGAAGCGCCAGTGACGTCTCCAGAACCAGCCATAATGAATAAGCACTCACCTGTTTCAGGCATTTGGTTGATAAACTTCGCCATTCTTATCTGCTTCTTATCATAGTCCTCGTGAGAGTCTCTTTTGGTTAGTCCGTAAGACTTGCCTGACTTGCCGAGTCCTACATCGACGTAGAAAACATTATATTGAGGGTAGTTCTCAAAATATTTAGCAATGCTGCAACCTGCGTTGCCCAAACCTACTACGTTCATTTCATTTTCCTCATTTGTCCATAGTCTCTTCCAATGTTGACGCCTACCTTATAGCTTCCAAGTGGCGTCTGGGAGAATGTGTCTATTAGTTCTGGTAAAATAGCTTTGTCCTCGTCCGACAAGTCTATCAAAACGCTGTCGTGAACCAAGAATCTTATCTCGCTCTTGGTTTGCTGTAGCTTTTCCCAAACCTTTAGCGCACTATTCAAGAAAATGTCGCTTGACGTTGACTGAATAAGATAGTTTAGGGCTACTCTCTCTTCTGCTGGAATAGTTCTTCCAAAAGGTGTTCTTACTCTTTCTCCGTCAAAGTGTTTCTTGACTAACTTATCCCTACTATAATACAACTCGGCGGTCTTGTCAAGAGAATTCGGGTTATAAAGCCAAGAAAATATCTTTTTCTTTGCCTCGTCTCTATCAATCTCGTTGTTATAGATGTTCTCGACGTTCCACTGGTGCAAGTCTTCTTGTGGCTGCTCTGTTCCCGATAGACCGAGCAGGGTTCTTAGTTCTGCTGCGTTGAAATCTATCTCAACCAACCAGTCGTTTTTTGGTTTTATTACCTTGCGAAACTTCTTGTCTAATGTTAGAATAGGAAAGCTGCTCTTAGAGGTCGTTAAACGACCCGTTATGCTCCCGAACACATTATAATTCACGCTTTGTGGTTCATTTCCTAACTTCTGTCTAAGGTGCCTTGCTCGCTCTTCTGCGGCGTGTTTGTTTAGAGCAGTTTTATCTACCTCGAAGGTC